AAAATATTGAAAGAACTATTAAACGAGGTTGAAACATCCGTATTTATGGAGTATCAGCGGGCGGCTGAAAAATTCGGGATAGCTAATAATAGCGCCCATGAAAGCTATGCCGTTCTTCTCGAAGAGTTTGAGGAGGCAAAGACAGAAGCTGAGAAATTTGAAGCTATGCTTGGGTTTTACTGGCACGGCGTCAAAAAAAACGACGTGAATATTTGTGCGGAATGTCTGCCAAAAATGCAAGAAATGGCGATTAGGGCCGCTGCCGAGTGGATACAGGTGGCAGCTATGTGCTATAAGGCAAGGATAGAGCCGGAGGCAAATACATGAGGTGGAAAAAGCCAAATATCCCAAGAGACGGAGATACGCGCGTAGTGAAAAGATTTGCTTTATTTCCAATTGAAGCCGCGGGAGAGGTTAGATGGTTGGAGTTTGTAACTGTTCAACAGAGCTACTATGAATGGCTTCGTCGTCCGTGGGTTAACGAATGCTTTTTTGACAAAAAAGCCGGAGGTGGACAAGCATGAACTTTGAGCGGGAAGACAGGATTGTTAATATGGCCATGGTCGTGCTAGGATTGCTGGCGCTGATATCGTCGGCGCTTTGCTGGGGGGTGAGGTAAATGAAAGTTGAGCCAATAAAAATTCGTTTGCGTCGAGCATCAGAACCAAGCATTTTTCACGACAGCCGCGAAGACGTTAGAAACATTGCTAAAGTGGTAAATCTTTGCATTGAAAAAATTAACGAGCTTGCGGACGTCGTGAACGCAAAGGAGGAGCACGGAAAATGACAATGAACGAACAGGCGATTAGATTTTTTCAAGGCTGTTTGCACGACTGCGGAAACCCCGCATTTATAGAATTGGCCCTAGATGCCCTCCGCGTACAGCAGAAACGCGAAAACCCAAAGCCGTTGAGCTTGGAAGAACTGCGGGAGATGGACGGTGAGCCAGAAAGAATGAAAAAAATGGATAGGCTGACGCACAGAATTGGAGGAAAGTATATTACAGCTGGTATCGATGAAGATGTTATTATAACTCATCCACTGCAATATACAGGAAAAGCCGTCGATCGCCTTGCCGCATTTGAGGACACGGGGCTTGATCCGAGTAAGATTGCGAGCTATCGCGCCGAAGCCATTGGAAGCCGTGAGATTATAAATATGCTTCAAGATAGCCTTGCCTACTACAAACAGCTCGAAGCCGATGGGCGGTTGGTGACATAGCCCTCAGCGGAAGAAACAGATTACGACGGGCTAAAGGTAAAGTACCGCGTGTTCAAAGCTAAGGACAACTTTCCTGTAGAAAACTGCTTTGTGCTTTGCCCTGACCGTGACCCTGCGGCTGTGGCGGCGCTTACGGCCTATGCCAAAGCGACTGACAACAAGCAGCTCCGAGAGGACATACTCAACTGGATAACGCCGGACGAAAAAGTCGTGGTGCTGCCGTGCGAAATTGGTACTCGCTGCTATCGTTTGGTATTCAAAAAATCTGGACGCGGTAAAAATGCCTCATCCAATTTCGTGCGGATAATTCGATTCAAATACTCCGATCTGCCTGACTTCGGGAAAACCGTATTCCTCACCCGAGAAGCAGCCGAAGCCGCGCTCAGTGACCGCCCGCGAAACGTATGACAGCCCGAAAGACCGCTTCATCATGCGTAAACATGTTTATCTGTGAATCGCCGGATACAAATAGGACGCGGAAGCCTTCAGGCTGGTCAACATCGTACTGAGTTTGCTGAACATGATAATCAAATTCGAGCAATGTCCTTTTAAGTTCGTTCCATGAATCGAGCGTTTCGATGAGCTCAAAAAATTCATTATCCACAATATCACCTCAAGTTGATTTTACAACATAATCAAAAATTAAGAAAGGACCATACATATGCTGATAAACGAAAAAGGCCTCTGTCGGGCAATGAGCGAAGCGGCAGGACACGGCGGGTACAGGATCCGCTTTAACGAGGATGAAGAGACAATATCTATTGCCACAGATGAATGGCTTGTAAACATTGAAATACAGCATTTGCCGAGGAAGGCATTATCGCTTATTGTGGAGCACTTCGGTTATATACCTGTTCCCGGGTGCTTCAGCGTTGAGAAAATAAAAGACGGATACCAGGTGCAGGGATATCTTGACGGGAACTTTGATGCGGATGTCAGAGGGTACACCGCTGCCGGGACGCTAGAACCGGCAATCAATACGGGCATCACCGTGTGGGGTATGTCGCTTTGGATTGAATCCGGCGGCATCATGCGGGGCGTCTCGCCTAGACTGTTTGGAATTGTTGAGCTTAAGACCATGAAAAAGGCTCAAATTGTAGGGGACGCCAATCTGGCCATTATAGACGAAGACAGCGCCGTATTCTTCAGAGGTGGCGGCAGCGAATATCTTTCGGCGGCTCAGCAGATTTTGTGGGAATCCATAGAAAAAATCAATTGGTGGAAGGCAAAAGAGGCCGAGACGGAAGCCGAAACAGAGGACGACGAAGAGCAGGGACCGGAAGACGCCTGCGAACAGATCGAAATTCAGGAGCGGGAGGCAATCGAAGAAGAGTGCCGGGAGGCCGACGATGGCGATTAAAAACTATACGTCGAGCGTCGATATATACACGAGCCTGGGCGAGATCCAAGGTGCGCTGGCCAGAACGGGCGCCGCAAAGATCGTGGTGGATTATGAGGCAGGAAAACCGACGGCAGTCACGTTTGTTCTTGACACGCCTCAAGGAATACGGGGATTTCTTCTTCCGGCGTGCTTCGATGGCACGGAGCGGGTATTCAAAAAGCAAAAGCTGAAGCTTGACCGCGAGCAGATTGAGAGGACGGCATGGCGAAACATTCGGGACTGGGTTCTCGCACAGATTGCGCTTGTAGAATGCGCGGAGGTTCCGCTCGACGAAGTGTTTCTTCCGTATCTGACGGACGGGAAGGGAACAACGCTTTACCAGCTTTATGAGAGCGGGAGAATGCCACTGCTGCTTGGAACAGAGACAAGCTCAATTTGAAAGGCAAAAGCAAGCTTACAAAATATTTAAAAGGAGATTGATTATTGTGAGCGGATTTTATGAACAGGCTATTGAAAAGATTACAGCACAGCAGCCAAAGGAACGCGGTCCCGTCTGGATGGTCGGGGAACAACTCAAGGACATGCTTCGCACAGAGCCTGAGCTTTCAGAGCTGATTTTTCAGGACCTCGATGTGGAAGCTCTTTCTCTAACAAACTGCGAAAAGAAGATTAAGGCATACGCAGACGGTCATAAAACGGGCGGATTTTCGTGCGTGATACCGTCCGAGGCGGAAAGGATTATCAGAGAATTTTACGGACTGGCAGAGCACGGAGTGCACCTGACAGCTTCGCTAACCACGGAGGCGCAAGGCAAAACAATAATGCTGGCGGATTTCTTTTGATGCCCGCCGCTGATTATGCCAGACAAGTCCCAAGAAAACCGTCGGATGGATTTTGGAAGTTTGCAGTTAATCAAGGCAGACATAGCGATGAGGACGGTGACTTAGACATTTACGGGCTGACTTATGAAAAGGTGTGGGTTCCTGATACGTCGCCAGCCGGAATGTTTGGGGATCGCGTTGGGAAAAAGATGCCAATGGTTTACTGCCGCTGTTCTGCCTGCGGCGGTGAAGAGCTTTTGCAATATGTGCCGGTTGAAAGTTGCGACGGAGCTACATACGGGTTTGTTCATCCGGACGGTTTTGTCGGCGGACATGAGATTGTTAAATCTGAAGAAGAAACACTATGTCCTATGTGTGAGAGTACAGTTAAGGCAAAATGTATGAGCAAAATACCGCCGAACGGTACGTATTTGGGCGGCCCGGGTTATATAACCGCCGAGACCGGATGCATGTCTGCTGTGTTGCTTGAAGGCGAACCGGGCAAGCGGCCGCTTGCACTCATTGGATGGAGGGCTCGGAGGTACTGGACACGGACAGGAGCTGACAGTCATTTAATATTGCCCGCTGAAGCATATGTGTTTGATCAAACTGGCTGCGTGAAGCTCATGGGCTGGCACAATTCCTATAGCGGACATGGCGGTTATTTTATATCGTATTGGCAAGAGTGGCATCAACAGGGCAAGGGATGGCATGAGAGCTGGGGTGCTTGCAGTTCTATTTATGGACTTACTGCGGATGTTATAGAGCAAAGCTGCCTAAAAAATTCTGCGCTATTAGAGTACATGCAAGGCGGTTTGATAGGAAGCTCTCTGAAATTCCCGATTGCATATCTACGAATGTATCAAAAGCACAACAACATTGAAAACCTTGTGAGGCAAGGCGCTTGCCATATTCTTGATGAACTTATTACGGAACAGATGGCCGGCTACAAGTGGGAAAAAAACAAGGAAGGCGTGACGGAACTTACAGAAATTTGTTGGGAGCATAGCAGACCGTCGAAAATGATGGGACTCGACAGAGATGAGTTTGCAATGCTTATGAACAGAATGTGCTGCGCTTATCTTTGGCGGCTATACCGGACTTGCAAAGATAGAGGGGACAGGTTAAGCGAGGCTGATGTCGAAGAGGTTTTCCGCTTAGGAGATGAAAACCTGCATGAGCTGGCGGGGTTGGCTCCTATGGGAAAAACGGTTAGGTATTTGATGCGGCAGATTGAGATTGATAGCGCACAAAATGAAGAGCTTTACGCCTGCGGAGATGAATACGTTCCTGAGCTTGATGATTATATAGATATGTCCGAATATTCCATGGTATCGGCAACGCTTCTAAAGGACTACTGGAATATGGCGAAGGTTGCAGGGTGGAATTTAAATCTTCCAGAAGTGCGGTGGCCTAAAAATTTGATAGATGCTCATGATGGTGCGGAAGCCGCACAAAAAATCGTGCTAACAAAAAATAGAAAAGCACTGTTTTTAAAACGTTTCAAGGAACTTTCTGTGTTTTCTTTTGCACTCGACGGAATTCTAATACGCCCATGCCGGACGCAAACGGAGTTGACACAAGAGGGAGAAAAGCTGAAACACTGCGTTGCAGGATATGCCGAAGATGTCGCAAAGGGGAACAAGTCAATATTTTTCATACGCCAGCAGACAACGCCCAAAACTCCGTGGTACACATTGCAATTTGACCCGGAAAAGCTGGCTGTCGTTCAGAATCATGGATACAAAAACGATAGATTAAAACCGATTCCACAAGAGGTTAATGATTTTGTCGATTCGTGGCTTACATGGGTGAAAGACGGTTGCAAGCGCGACGATGAAGGTAATCCAGTGATTAAGAAAACACGAAAGAAAAAGGAGGTTACGGCGGCATGACGGATATTGCAAAGGTCAACAGCATAGGCACGGGGGCAGGTCTGCAAGTCAGAAATATTGAGACAATTACGGGCGAAATCAAAGCGCTTCAGAAAAGCGCGGTGTGTGTATTTATCGAAATCGGGCGCCGGCTTTGCGAGGCAAAGGAACTGCTTCATCATGGCGAATTCGGCGCGTGGCTTGAGCGGGAGGTAGAGTTTTCGGAATCCACGGCAAATAACTATATGAAGCTATTCCGGGAGCTGGGAAGCGCGCAAAGTTCACTTTGGGGCGCGGAATTGAATTCCCAAGCGTTTGAGAAATTGAGCTATACCAAGGCTTTGAAGATGCTTGAACTGCCGCGTGAGGAGCGGGAGAACTTTATCTCGGAGCACGATGTTGAGCATTTGAGCACCCGTGAGTTGGACAGGCTCATAAAAGAGCGGGATGAGGCGCGAAAGGCAAAGGAATGCGCAGAGCAGCGTCTTGCGGAAACTGAAGAGAAAAACACACAGGCCATTACAAACGCCCATGAGCGGGCTGACAGGCTTGCTGAGGAGCTGACCGAAAAAAAAGAATCTGTAAGACAGCTGAATGAGCAAATTGAACTTTTGCGTAATCGGCCTATCGATGTTGCTGTTGCTCAGGCGGACCCGAAAGAAACGGAGGAGGCGGTAAAGAAGGCCACTGCCGAAATCGAAAAGGCCCGGAAGAAAGAACTGGCAGAGCTTGAAAAAAAGCTGAAGGCTGCTGAAAAGGAAAAGGCTGCTGCCGAAATCGAAAAAGAAAAGGCTGACGAAGAAAGAAAGCGGCTTGCTGAGCAGCTGGCCGAAGAAAAGAAAAAAACAGAGGCGGCGGAGAATCGGGCGGAAAGCTTGAAAAAAGTTCAGGCCATGAGTGACCCGGTCGTAACCGAATTCAAAACACTTTTCAATGAGGTCCAGCGAATGCTGGGAAGGCTTCGGGATTTGGCGGCAAGCGCCGGGGAAAACAAGGAGAAGCTCGAGGCAGCGCTTGCCGCAATGATCGAGAGTTACAAGGTCGGTACGGAGAAAGGCTGATGAATAAAAAGCACGAAACGAGAAACTTCTTCATCGCAATGCTGGCTCTAGCGCTGCTTCTGCTTTTGCTGACAACGACGGCGCAGGCGTTCCGGGCGTGGACACCGACACAGGAACGGGCGCACGAGATCGCACAGCTTGCCCGGGAAATGGGCTTAGCAGAAGATGATCCGATCATCGTCCGGGCCACTGAAATATGGTGGGCCGAGGTAGGATATCGGGTATATCTGCCGGATGACAAAATTGAACCAATCAAAGGTTAGGAGGCAGGGACGTGAACGGGCACATTGACTTTGAAGCCTACGAGGAAAACGGCGGAACGTCGCTTGATATGTCGATTACAATGCAGAATATGACGGAAAAAGAACAGGTCATATTTTTACTGGGGTTAATTGACCGGTTTGAACTCAGCGTTAATGGACGCGGCGTGTTGCTGACTCGGCTGCTTAGCGGTAAGAGCCTCAGCAGCAAATCGGTTTGCGTAGATCTATCAAACATAGAAAAGTTTAAGAAAGGCGAAAAGTGAAGATACCTGACAGCATACGGATAGGCGGCGTGGAATACGCGGTCCAGTTCAAAGAGAATATTCGGCATGACAACGTTTATTGCTATGGAAATATTAGCTTTGACGACTGTGAAATTCGGCTTTCAAGCACGGATGGAACGGCCCATCAAAAACAGTGCACGACGCTGCTGCACGAAATATTGCACGGGATCATCCGCAATGCCGGGCTTGAACTTGATGGTGATATCGAAGAAAAAGCCGTTGATGTTTTGTCTATGGGGCTATACCAGGTGCTTCAGGATAACGGCGGGCGCCTGTTCGATATCGTGCAGGAGGCAAGTTTAAGGAAAAAAATCTATGAAGATTTAATGAAAAAGGAGATATGAAAAATGTTCACACCAATGCAGCCTGCAATCAACGCGAATCGCAGCAATATAGGAACTTACGCGGATAATATCACGGGAATAACAATTGCGGAGGGAACGGTCAGTGAAAGCATCAGCGACAATGGCAACCTTTGCAACGATATGACCGGCGTTGTAAGGGCACTCGAAAAAATAACGCTTGAAAATATTAAAATGGCAGACGCCATTTTAATAACAATTGAGGGCGGAAATAACGCGGTGAATGTTGAAGAGCGCTGCGCACAATCTTCTATTTTAGCAACTCTTCAGCAAATAAAAAGAGCTAATGTTTACTTGAATTCACGTCTTGATAAAATCAACCGGAAACTATAAAAAGCAAGGGCAGCCGGGAAAAAGCAAAGATAAATAAGGAAGGGACAGTTTATGACGGACGTTGAGCGGGACCTCATCATTGAAAAAGCCGACAATACGGAACTTCGCAAGCGGCTTACAGAGCGGGAACAAATTATCATGGACTTGAATGTCACTAACAAAGCCTATGCGCGGGAGCTTAAAAAGATCAAGGCTGACTTTGCGCTTGACATGATGAACATAGCGGACCTAAACCGAGAGCTTCGTCAGGAACTTGAAAAAGAACCATTCAACGAAGCGGAAGCACGAAGAAAAACACTGGCTATTGCCAGAATCGCAATGCCTTACGCCAGCAAGTAAGCCAAAAAAATAATAATGGAGGGTACATATGAAAAATCAGATCGAGCCTGCACATTTAAGCAGCAGAACGCCGGAGGCGCGAAGCCGTGAACAAAAGAATAAAAATAACCTTTGCAAAATCACGATCACGGTGAGGAGGTCCACGGCACATCATCTTGCGGCCATGTCTGCGGCCTGCGGCGGAAACAAAGACATGGGAAGGACCGTAGACAAGCTGGTGCGTGAGCATCAGTTGTCGCTTGGGCTTGCAAGGAGTTATGCGGATGAGAGCAGCGAGAGAACCATTTAAATGTCCGGACTGCGGTCAAATAATTAAAAACCCGTGGCCAAAGCAGAAACGCTGTTCAGCCTGCGCAGATGCTGCCCGGAAAAAATACGCCAGAGAAAATTATTACTTAAGAACTAAACCCAAAAAGTTTGAAAAGCTGGAATCCGAAAAAGCTTTGCAGCAAGAGCAGAAACCGAACGGGTGGTCCCTCAAGGGTAAAAGCGCGAACCAAGTCAACGCTGAAGCTCTGGCGCTGGGCCTATCCTATGGACAATACGAAGCCCTGATAGACTGTGAAATGATTGATCGGTACTGCGCAGGGAAAGGCTTGGACGGGATGAAAGTTATCGACAAAGCCTGGCAGGACTACCAGAAGCAGCGTTATGAACGATTAAGCAAATTATAGGGTCGACCGCTGGAACTGCGCCCTGTGCATACGGGGCGCGCTTCGAGCCTTTGACAATTGATACTATATATAATACGCGCGCACGCGTATCTTGTGGGTTTATTAAAGCCCTAAGTATGCGACCATGTTTGACATAGGAGGAAAAATCATGTCCGAAAGGAAGGGCAAGTGGATGATACAGGAGATTATATCAGGCGAGGTACACGAAATGTCAAAATACTGGGCGCCGGAGCAGACCAAAAAGAGAAGCAAGAAAAAGACAGTGACGACACCGCGCAAACGCGATGAAAACGACCGGGCTGCCACACGTGTATTAGCCCGTCTGATTAACTGTAATTTTTCCCATGGTGATCTTTGGCTTTCGGCAGGATATAGCGAAGCGGGATTCAAGGCGCTGTGCGCAAAATATGAAATAACCGATTTGACGGACATTGACAAGATCAAGGCTGCGTCCGATCACGAACTGGAACTCTTCCTAAGACGGATGGACCGAGAAGCAAAAAAGAGCGGAACTGAATTTTACTGCATCGCGCTGTCTTCCGACTTGAACGGAAAGACGGGGGAGATCGTGCGGCCGCATCATCACATCATCATGCCAAGGGCGAGCTATGAACTTTGCATGAAACACTGGAAATATGGCGACATTGATTATCAAATACTGCGCAATCAGCCGGATTATACACCACTGGCCGTCTATTTATGCCGACAGGTGCGGCGGCAGCAGTTTCAGCACCGCTGGAAGACAAAAGGCAAGCTGAAAAAGCCGGTCTTTCTTCCGGAGCGGGAAACGCATAAGCGGGACGAACTCAAGGTGCCGACAGGCGCGGTCGCGCTTGATATCGGCCATTACGACCGGGAGAGTGGAAACCACTACATACGCTATATCCCGAAGCACAAATCGGAAAGAACCAAAGAACGTAAAACACGACGGTCAGTAAACGAGCGGGCGGGAGGTGACGCCGGTGTCGTTTAAGCGACTACGCGGGGTACCTTTGCCGTATGAAAAGCAAGGCCAGATTTATTTCACGTGCCAAAACTATGAAACGGCACCGAAGTATACCAGGCTGAAAATAGACAAGCTATGCGACAGCGCAGGGGGTGATTATTCCTCTGCGCTCAAAGAGCTTGTCACGACGGGAAAAACCGCGCAGGAAGTCGCATTAAAACATCACATGAGCGTTGATACTTTGACACGCAGGCGAAAAGTGTTCTATATCTTGTGGTCAAGATAGGACGCAAAAACAATGTTTTGTAAACACATAGTTAATTAAAACCCGCAATGCCTTGAAAATACAGGTGTTGCGGGTTTTTTAACGCGCCAGCAAGTTGCCGATAACTGAAGCGGCTTTTGGATTAGCATGGTATCGTAAAGGATTTTACAGGCGAAAGCGGGGTGAAAACGTGGGGAGCTACAAGAAATATCGAAGCCCGAAGGCGTTTTCTAATGCCGTTGACGCTTATTTTGCCAGCATCAGCCGCACGGTTACGGTGGAAGAGAAGGTTGACAGCGGAAATCGAGATAGATACGGCCACGTTATTTACGAAACCAAGCCGGTTTTGAATGACTTGGGGCAGGAAATACGGGTTCGTGAATACGTGGTACCGCCATCGCTGCGTGACCTCTGCCTTGATTATCTGCATATTACCCGGCAGACGTGGGCGAATTACAAAAAAGACCCGAAATATCTTGACACGATAGCGCAGGCGCGGGGGCGCGTTGAAGCATATCTCGCGCGCGAGGTAGTCACGAGAGAGAAAAACACGAAAGGCATTGAGTTTACGCTCATGGAGGACTTCGGATGGCGCGAAAAGCTCGACGTGAACGAGCACCAGAGCGTTGAGGATTACCTCAAAGGCCTTGAAAGCTCCGGACAGAACGAGAGCGAATTCTGATAATGACGGGGGTGGGTGCAGGTTTGGCCTGTGAGGTTGCGACACAGCGTCGTGGGATTGCAAAAAATAAGCGCTTGGGACAGCGGACAAAACCCAACTATCGCAGAAAGGGGGACGCACAGTATGGGAATCAAAGTTACAAACGCCGGGGCACAGGTTGTGAAGGCGACTAATAGCACGCCAAAGCAGAAACCGGCAACCGTGATTCGCGGTACCGATCTCCGCACCGGAAAGTAAAACCTTAGCAGCGGGACAGGCTGCAAAAAATACGCTTGGGATAGCGCTAAAAACCCGAAGCCGAAAGGCAACGAAAGGAACCCATGGCAGAATCAAAAGACTGGTACAGCGCACTAGGGGCTAAAAAACCAGAAAGCGCTGCGACAGATACGGGCGCAAACGCGCAGGATACCGCCCAGCCTGCAACAGATACGGGCGTACCCGCGCAGGACGTCGCCCAGCCTGCAACAAGGACAGACACGGCAGAAGCGGACACAGAAGAGACTGAAAACCCGGAAGCCGACGTCGTCAATATCGAAGCGGAAAAAGAAACGCCTGCGGCAATGTCCAAAGAAGAGCGGGCAGAGCAAGCGCGCCGCCGTCGTGAAGCTGAAACTAAAAGCAAAATTGACGCGGCCATTGCCGACGCCAAGAAAGAATTTGATGCTGCGCTTCAAAAGGCAAAAGATGACACCATCGCCGAGCTTCATCTTCGTAACCCAGTTACGCAGAAGCCGATTACAACGCTCAGGGAATACGACGACTACATGCGGGACCTCAACGCAAAGCGCATCAACTCCGGGCTTTCAAACGCCGGGATTGACCGCGAAACCATTGAGGCGGTTATCAACGAGCACCCGGATGTCGTGCGCGCCCGGCAGCTAACGCAAGAGGTTATAACTGAAAAGACCCGCGTCCTGGACGGAGAGGCGGCACAGACACTTGAAAAGCGGCTGGAAGAGATCCGCAAATATGACCCGGCAATCAAAAGCGAAAACGATTTGCTTGCGCTGCCGGAATATCCGGAAATCAAAAAGTTAGTCCAGAAAGGGTTAACGATTGTAGAAGCCTATATCAATGTCAACCACGCTGCGATTATTGCCAAAGAACGCAATGCTGCCAGGCAAGCGGCACTGAACGAAGTCAACGGAAAAAATCATCTGCGTACGGACGTGCAGCGTGGAACCGGCGGTGAGCCAGTTCCTGCAGGCATCAACAAAGGATATGACATCCTTTACGGGGATAAGCTCCGCGGCGCAGATCGACAGAAGAAGTACGAAAAAACAATCAGTTCCATTAAGAAAGGGTGAACAGAAAAATGTCTTTCAAACCCCACACCTATGACGACGGCGTCGGACTGCCGTTTGAATATTTTCCGGTGACCGGAAGCCTTGCCGTAAACAGCGGCACCATGCTGCTGATTACGAGCGGGAAAATGGCACTAGCGACCGGCGCGAACAAGCCTACTTATGTCTGCATCAGCAACATCGCAGAAACGACTACAGGCGAGACAATCGCAGTTCAGCGCGTTGACCCGAAGACTATCTTTGAAACAACGCTTTCCGAAGCCGATTCGGATATCGCAATCGGAGAAAAACACACAATTTCGGCAGACGGCAACCAGATCACGGCGACGACCACAAACGGCGTGGCAGAGGTTGTCAGCTTTGACGGCACCGACGCGGGTTCCAAAGTTCGCGTCAGGATTCCCTAATCGGGAAGAAGGGAGTACATACAAATGGCTGATTTTATTCTCAGCGAAATGAGCGGTCTTGCAAAGTCTTTGTACGGCGAACTGCAGGCCCCGATGGTTTCGCTTTTGACGGACCACATGGAAGCCTATGAACAGGTGGACATTGCAAAGATGATCTTCATGGAGCGCGTCGCAACCGGGCCGTCTCAGATTTATACAGGCCTTACCGCTTACGACGGCTTCCAGCCCGTGGGCGAAAACGGCGAGTACCCCAAAGGCAGTATTGAGACTGCTTACGAAAAAATCGTGCGGGATATGGTGTGGAAAGGCTCCATGGAAATCACGCGCGAAATGGTTGACGACAGCAAAATTTATGATCTGCGCAAAAGGCCAGCGGCCTTCATCAAAGACTTTTACCGCAAGAAACAGCTTTTCTTTGCGGCAATGATCGGTGCTGCCCTGCGCAAGCAGACGAAAGTCACGATCAATGGCAAAGACTTTGACGTTAAAAGCGCCGATAATGTGTGCGTGTTCTCCACGGCCCACAAGCCGATGCAGGGTGCCAATATTTCAAACCTGTTTTCGAACGAGTTTTCATCTGAAGCTCTCGACGGTATTGCAGCTGCGATGCAGAACTGCAAGGATGACAAAGAAAACGTCCTCGCTCTGGTGCCGGACACGATTATCATTCCGAATTTGCCCAGTCTCAAGCGTACGGTACTGCAAGTCATTGGCTCAGAGCTTGACCCGAACACCGCAAACAACGCCATGAACGCACATTATGGCAACTGGAATCTGCTGATTTGGCCGTATCTCAATCAGTTTATCACATCCGGAACGGCCCCTTATATCATCATGGACAGCAACCACGTGGAGACAGCAGACTGCGCTGTTAATCAGATCCGCAAAGAGCTTGAGATCAACGACGCGGTCGGATAGAAAGATGAATGGATTTGGAAGGGTTATTCCCGTTACACCGGTGCGTTTGTCGACTTCCGCGGACTGTTTGCGGGCGGCGTTTCCGGCGGAACCACGCTCTCTTAAGGGGGCGGCAAAATGAGCTTTGAAACCGTAATTAAAAACGCACTCAGAGTAACCGGCGTGCTGGCCGTAGAAGGCGCGGCGACGGTTACAGGCGGCATCACGGCAGCTATCACAGGCAATGTGACGGGTAACGTAACAGGAAACGTCACGGGCAATGTGACAGGCGGGCTTTTTGGCGCGGTCAGTCTTGAAAAAGCAGACGACTACGCCCTGGCTGCCGCTGACAAAAAGTCCGCGTTCATCGCGGTAAAAATGACAGTTGCCAGCAAAACCGCCACGCTGGGCCTAGCCGCCGGACAGTATGCCATCATTTACAACGCCGGAACGGAAAGCTTTTCCGTTAAAAACGTGGCCGGGGACACCGGCACGGTACTTGCAACGACAAAGGCTATCCTTGTAGTCGGAAGCGCAACGGCAAACGCAAGCATTGTCATCGCACTGAACTAACACACACAAAAAACCCGGCACCTGAATAATCGGGTGCCGGGCATTGTGGATTTTGGAGGCAGACATGATACATAGCGGAAAACTCAAACGCATGGAAATTTTCCACAACACAAATGGAGAAACGCCGGAAGCAATAAAAGCGCGTACAGGCTGCACGACAATTATCAACGGCGTGTTCTTCAATCCGGACGGATCTCTTTGCGGTGATATTCGCAAAGATGGCAAGTGGATTGCAAAAGAGGGCAACACTGTCAACGGCATCGGATGGTCTGCAAAGTCGGAACCTGTTCTAACAAAAACAGCGGACGCAACAAAATACGACAACTTTCTGACATGCGGAACGGTGCAAGAAAGCTTAAAACTCAGGCGGGCCGCAATCGGATTTCTCGGACAAACTTACACCGTGCTTGCAGAAAGTTCAATGACAATTCAAACGGTTAAAGCAAAAATGGAAGAAAAATGTGCCTTCTATTTAGATCTTGACGGCGGCGGATCTGTTTTTCTCAGCTGTCCGGACGGAACTGTTGACACTACACTTGATCGAAAAAAACAAAACAGAATGTATCTTCTTATATGGGAAGATGAAGACGGAGGAGCCACAAAGAAAATGAAAATTTGTTTGGATCCCGGGCATGGACTGGCCGAGGCATACAATCAAAGCCCGGACGGGAGCTATCACGAGTATGAATTCGCGCTTGATATGGCCAATCGCGTGCGAACGCATTTGCTCAGAAACGGACACGAAGTGCTGCTGACACGCGAAGATGGGTCAACACCCAGCCTTGCGGAGCGTGCCGCAAAAGCAAATGCATGGGGCGCAGACCTTTATGTATCGAAGCACAGCAACGCGGTGCTAATCAACGCAATAAGTGATCCTGATGGAGACGGTTACGGCGATGCTGAAGGGCTTACCGTGTGGACTGTGGCCGCAGGCGGAGAGCGGGAGCGGGCGGCGCGGCTGCTGCTTGAAGAAATGCGAGACGCAGGCGTTAAGCTTTTTGGGTCAGAACTTTATACAGCGGGGTTCGCCGTACTTAAATGGACAACCATGCCCGCATACCTCATTGAGTACGCCTTCCACAACACAAAAAGCGATATCGCACTGCTGAAATCCAGCGCACACAGAGCAAAGCTGGCAGAGGCTACGGCCAAAGCAATTGTTGAGTGGTGCGGGACTGACTGGATTGCGGAGCCGGTCGCGGTTGTTCCAAGCGAAAGCGCAACAGAAAGCTACTTTGCATTGCAGTTCGGCGCGTTTGTCGAAGAAGACAACGCAGAAGCCATGAAAAAAGTTCTTGCAGCAGAGGGCTATGAAACGATTATAAAGGAGGTCAAAAAATAATGGATGCGGTCACGCTCAAAAATATGATATTTGCATTTCTTGCCGCGGTCGGCGCGTGGATCGCGCAAGCACTCGGTGGATGGGACAGCGCCATTATCGCACTGGTCGCGGTGATGGCTATCGACTACATCACGGGCCTGCTCGTAGCGATGGTTTTCCACAACAGCCCAAAGACAGAGAGCGGCGGCGCTTCTTCAGCGGCAGGATTGAAAGGGCTGCTGCGCAAAATTGTTATGCTGTTATTTGTCGGTATGGGTGTACTTCTCGATAATGTTATGGGAACACACTATATTCGAACGGCCATCATATTATTTTTTATTGCAAACGAATGTCTCAGCATTCTCGAAAACGGCGGGCTTATGGGAATCAAGTACCCAAAGTTTTTGAAATCGGCGCTTGAAACGCTAAGAGATCAGGCAGACGGCGGAACCGTAACCGATACAACAGCGGCAGAAGTTTCGCAAAGCGTTCATCAGATTATGAATGAAACAAACAAAGCTTCACCGAAAGCTGATGTAGGGAGCGGGACCTGGATTAAATAAAGCACGATAAAAGCGGAGGGCCGACAGTTGTCAATTTTACAAAACACGAAAGCTTACATAGAAAAATTTCTTAAGATTCGTACAAAAAAAGGCGACGTCGTCCCTCTGGTCTTAAATAAAGCACAAACGCGGCTTTACGATGAAGTAAAGCGACAGTATCTGCTGCAAATACCAATTCGCATCATCGTGCTTAAAGCGCGCCAGCTCGGCATATCGACGGTTATTGAAGCGATTATATTCAAAAAATCGGCTACCAAAGAAAATGTTAACAGCCTTATCACAGCGCACTTGGAAGAAGCAACAGCGAACCTATTCCGTATGAACAAGTTGTTTTACAATAATCTGCCTGCGCCAATTAAGCCAATGACGGCGAACTCCAATGCGCAGGAAATTTACTTTGCAAATCCCGACAAGAACCCGGAAAGACGCGCCAGATATCCGGGACTTAACAGCAAAATACGCTGCAACACCGCAGGCGGTGACGGCGTTGGACGAAGCGAGACTTTTACCAACGTGCATGCCTCAGAATTTGGATTCTGGCGAGGGAAACCGCTCGACACATGGACGGGCATCATTCAAGCCGTTCCATCACTGCCGGAAACCATGGTCTTTATCGAATCGACAGCAAACGGATTTAATGAATTCAAGGAACTATGGGACGCGGCAGTCGCCGGAGAAAATGAATACACACCGCTTTTCTTTGCCTGGTATGACGAACCTGAATATGCAAAGGCGGTACCGCCGGGAACAGAATGGACGCTTGATGAGCTTGAAATGAGCTGCCGCTATCAGCTGACAGCGGAGCAGCTGCAATGGAGGCGCTGGTGCATCCGAAATAACTGCATGGGCGACGAAAAAAAGTTCAGACAAGAATACCCCAGTAATCCGGATGAGGCGTTTTTAACTTCCGGGCGCGGTGTCTTTGATAATGAAGTCGTCATGCTCATGCGTGAGCGGGCACCAAAGCCGCTAAGCATTGGCGAGTTCGACTATGACTACGATGAAAAAACGATTACGAACATCCGATGGGTTGACAAGCCAGACGGATGTATTCAAATATATGCAAAACCTAATAAGCGCAAGCCCTATGTGTTGGGCGGAGACACCGCCGGCGAAGGATCGGACTGGTTTACCGGACATGTCATCGATAATATCAGCGGAAAACAAGTCGCTGTGCTTCATCGACAATACGATGAATCAGCTTATGCCAGACAAATTTACTGTTTAGGCATGCACTACAATGAAGCACTGGTCGGTATTGAAACAAACTACAGCACCTTTCCTGTTATGGAATTAACGCGGCTGCGATATCCGAACCAATACGTCCGGGAAAAAACGGACACCTATACAGGACAACTTAAAAAGTCTTTTGGTTTTTCAACAGATCAAGTCACGAGGCCGACTATGATTGCTAATTTACAAGAAATGTTTCAGCAGCACCCGGAACTTTTCACAGATTACGATACGCTTGGTGAAATGCTGACATTCGTGAAAAACGAAAAAGATAGGCCAGAGGCATTGAGCGGGAAGCACGATGATCTTGTTATGGGACTTGCCATCACATACGCAATCCGCAACCAGCAGCGCTTTACCAAAACAGATGAAATTGAGTTTACCATGAACGATTGGCCGAAAGATGTCATAGAAGACTACTGGAAGTCAAACGAAACAGAGCGGGCACGAATCCGCAGCGTTTACTGCAAAAAGAAAGAGGCTGATGATGAATAAGATTGACAGCAAAAAAAAGAGCACGAAAGACAATGAAAAGCTTGATTACTGGAAAAAGATTGTTTCTGCTGATGAAACGGCCTACACCGCGGAATTTATGCGCATGCAGGAACGGGAATCCATTTACCGCGGCCAGCACGAACTACGAGAAATCTATGTCGGAGACGAAACAAAAAAAACGCCGCACTGCCGAAACATTGTTGCAGAGCTAATTGAAAGCCAAATCAACAGCAATATTCCTCAGCCAAAAGTGAACGCCCTGCGGCAAAAAGATGAACAGCTCGCAAAGCTTATTGAAGACATGATACGCAATATGCTCAACAAGCTGCCGTCCGAATCAAACAACGATCAGCTTGAACGTACTGTGCCTATTCAGGGCGGCGCGTATCAAATGCTTGAATGGGACAATAGCCGTAGAACCCATACGACAGTAGGCGAATGCGTGTTATCTTACAGACACCCAAAACAAATAATTCCACAGGAAGGAATCACCTCTGACGTTGAAGATATGGATCATATCACCATAACCATGCCGCAAACAAAAACGCACATTGAGCGGGTTTATGGCGTTAGCATATCTCAAGCGGCAGAGGAGCGGCCTGAAGCGCGTTCGGCAGACGGTAACTATGACAGTGTACCGGATATGCTGACACAGTATATCGTCATTTCAAGAAACAATAACGGCGGTTTTGATCAATTCTCGTTGGTCTGTGATGTTGTGCTTGAAGACATCGAAGATTATCAAGCCCGGCATTTACGTCGCTGTGAAAAATGCGGTGCGCAAGAGGGCATGTTTGAAGTCGATGAAATACCGCCGACACTTGACGGAACCTACCCGATTCCAAATGGTCACGAAGAAGATTCCGTAATAAAAAAACATGTGCCCGGAAGTTCTGACCAATGCCCGCACTGCGGCGGAAAACTTAAAGACAGCGCGGAAGAATTTGAAATTCTTGACACTGACATTGAACTTACAGACGGGCGTATTTTGACAGCAGGAATGAAAATTCCTTACTACAAGCCGGATATTTATCCCGTTTTTCTTCAGCGAAATGTTTCAAGCTTCGGGAAGCTTCTCGGCGAAAGCGACGTTGATAAAATAGAAGATCAGCAGAACACCATCAACAGACTTTGGGCAAAAATTATAGACATGCTCATCGCAGGCGGAAGCTATCTTAAACTGCCAAACAAAGCCGACATCAAAAAAAGCACCGGAGAATTGCAAGTAATTCGCTTTGACAATATTGCCGACCTAAACGGAATCGGAACGATTGACGTTACACCTAATATAAACCCGGCACTGACAATGATCGAGCAGGCCTACAAAGAGGCCCAGCAGATTATTGGCGTGACTGACAGTTTTCTCGGAAGAAACGATCCGACGGCAACAAGCGGAAAAGCAAAAGAATTTTCGGCAGCTCAGGCGGCAGGGCGAATGGATTCAAAGCGCGTTATGAAAAACGCCTGTTACGCAAGAATATTTGAAGCAATATTCAAATTCGTTCTTGCTTATGCAGCAGAACCACGGCCCATTATCGGCATAGACAACCGCGGGTATCACCGGGATGAAGAATGGAACAAATGGCTATTCTTGGAAATAGATGATGCCGGACAGCCGTATTGGAATACAGACTTTCTTTTTGATACGGATTCAACCGCACCACTGGCACAAAACAGAGAAGCCATGTGGCAAGAAACACGCTCACACTTTGAAGGCGGCGCATTTGGAGACCCGGCACTTATTGAAACGCGGATGTACTATTGGGAGCAAATGGCCCTTCTTCATTATCCAGGCGCATCTAGAAACCGCGACCTTCTTCGAGAACAAAAGCAAAAAGAAGATGAAATGAAGCTGAAGCAAGCGGAAGCACAAAAAGAAGCACTGGCAAAGGCGCGCACTCAAACAGCCAACATGCAAACGCAGTTGCAAGAACAGACACAAACACCAATAGTGCCAGAAGTAAATCCGACAGAATATCAGCAGACGGGAGGTAATTTGATATGACGGGATCAACAGTTGTCAACTACATAAAATCCGTTAATCCGGACAGCAGTGCTTATGAAGATTCCGTTTTTCTCGTCTGGCTAAACGAGCTTGATAAAGACGTTCAAACAGATTTGTTTTTGCTGAATCTGGAAGACATTGTGGAACACACAGCACTTTCAGAAGAACTGCTGGCCGACAGCGCTCACAGTATTATTTACGGATTATATTTGTCAGCGCGTATTGATCTGGCCCGGAAAGAGTTCACAAGCTACCAAAACAACTATGCCGTTTTCAGCAAAGCCTACGGTGCATATAAGACTTGGTACATATCAAGATATAATCCGGGAAACGGACAAGCAGAAATAAGCGGCTACTATTTGAGCGCCTATTCACTTGCAGTCAAACACGGATACGAAGGAACAGAAGAAGAATGGATTGCATCAGTAGAGGCTGCAAGGCTCTCCGCGGAAGAATCAGCGACATCGGCTGCGGAGAGCGCAGAAGCGGCAGCAAACGCACGGGAAGGCGCTGAAAGCGCTAAAAACGAAGTTATAACAAACACGGAGACGGCAACCGCGGCAGCAAACGCAGCAGAAAATGCAAAAAATGACGCGCTGACTGCGAAGACTGAAGCTGAAGCGGCTAAACATTTGTCAGAGGAATACGCTTCAGCAGCGGGAGACGCGGCGACTTCCGCAGGAGAGTTTGCAAGCCAAGCCGTTTCTGACGTTGAAACCGCGCTTGAAACTGCAAAATCAAGTGGAGCGTTTGACGGAACAGACGGGAATCCAGGCGCTGTGTATCAAACAGACGAACCGACATTTGCGGCCGTCTGGATCAAACCAGACGAAGAAGGCGGAATACTTGGACCCGCGACTACGACCGAAAACGGATTAATGTCTGCGTCGGATAAGTCAAAGTTAAATGGTATAGAGACGGGAGCACAGGTTAATCCGACAATTGATTCTGCATTGTCCAGTACATCTGAAAACGCTGTGCAAAACAAGGCAATCAAGGCCGCGCTTGATGCGCATGATACGTCAATTAATACTCTATCGACCGACGTGTCATCTGCTGTATCAATTGCGCAAGGCGTCCGAGACGACGCGGACGCGGGTGTGTTTGACGGTGGAATAGGCCCGCGTGGATACTCCGGGCTAGTCCCTGCTATCACCGCTGCATATGCGTCAAAT